TAAAGATTATGGTCCTGACGGGTTCAAAAAAGAACGTGGCAAGATGAAGAACTTGGAGTTTATCAATAGTCTTTCTGATGAAGAGTTAGAAAGCTATAAGCAGGCACATATTGAGTATAAGAAGCAACGGGAGGCTGATGGTGAGACTGCTTACGGTATGAAAAACCGGATTAAGCAGATGGAGCAGATTCAGGCTATACGAAGTAAGCAACGTGGTGAGTCTAAGTCACCTCCAACTTCTAAAGACTTGTCTGTGGATGGGTTTACTAAGGAGCGGAACGCTGCCTTATCGAATGATGACCTTGATGATATTTTTGTTAATCCAGACGAACTGTTTATTAAAACTTTGACTGACGAAGAGCTTGACGGGTATATTGAGAGCTTCAACAAGGACTTGAACGATCCAAAGAAGCCGCCTATGTCTCCGAGTAAGAAGAAGACCAGAGCGAAACTTTTGGGTGAGCGTAGTAGGCGTGATAAGAACGAAGATTCTAAAACGGCTGTAGACAGCGCCGAGTTGGAGATGGGTGATCCTGATCCAGACGGTTTCCATCCGATTGACAAAGTTGACGATGCTGTAAACAATCCTGACCTTAATGATACCACGAATCTTCCCGACGACATCATTAATAGTAGCGCTGATGGGTTGACAGGCTTTAAGCCTAAAGCGGAGGCGCACGTGTATCGTGAGAGTGTTTACGATGATGCGCCGTTTGATGCAGAGCAGATTGGGAATGTCGATCCAAAGCGGCTGTTTGATGATCCTGATTTTGATCTTGATGATCCCTTTACTCGTGTTGGTGTGCTGGTGGTGGATAGCGAATCGGGCCATGTGATGATCCGTCACTCTAAAGAGAATTTTGGGGGGTTCGGCTGGACTTTCAGTAAGGGCGGAATAGACGGTGGGGAAACTGCTCATGCCGCTGCTATGCGTGAATTGTTTGAGGAGACAGGATTAACGGCAGATGATGTTGGTGTTGTGGGTTCCCTCAAAGGCAGTTACGGAGTAGAGGGTGGTTCTAAAAACTACTTCTTTGTTGCACAGGTAGCGGACGGTTGGGATAAGTTTAATCTTGCAGATAACCGTGAAACAGATGATTTAATTTTTGCCAAGCCTGGAGATGTTGCAAGTTTTATTGACAAAGATACGACCAACGTTAATGGTAAGCAACGTGACTTGAAGATTGCTGACGCTCTAGATGATTGGGTCACTAGTGGCGGTTCTTCTAGCGACGAGATTTACCAAACTAGTATTGCGTCCAAAATGGCGGCTGACGATATCGGAGGAGGACTCCCTGGCGAGTTTGCGAAGGCGGGCGGGAAAGCTCCTGTCGCTAGTGATACGGCACCGGAACCAACATATAAACCATCATGGGTGCCGAACGCTGACGCAAAAAAGAAGTCGAAGCAGACTGATTTACCACTCAAGGCCGATGCGTTGCAGACTGACGAGAACTATGCAGAAAAACGTACTGCTGCTGCGGAGTTGCTGGCAGAGAACGGTGTTGATGCTTTGAATGACCCAGAGTTTAAGATTACAGATTTTGATGTTACAGATGACTTGTTTGACGCTATCAGTAATGGAGAGGTTTCTCGCTTTGATGAGATTCCTACCGGGGATATGGGTATCAATGGACAGGTTGGTTTCCCGACTAAAATGTTCCGTGATTCGGCAAATGGAAATGTGTATGTGTTGAAGAAGCCTGCTCGTAATGATAAAGAGCATTTGTCTGAGTCTTCAGCGGCGATTGTTGCACAGGATTTAGGTCTTCCTGTTCCTAGCGTTACGTTTGCAGGTAATGACTTCCTTGTGAGCGGTGATGACGTGGCTCCCAACGGTCAAAAAATTACTAAGTTTGGGGATACAACAAACCGTCCTATGATTATTGAGCATGTTGGTAACGTTCTAGATATGAACGAGGGTGTTGGTAACAAATACAATCATAAACAGATGGGTGCTATGTTGGCTCAGCAGTATTTGATTAGCGAGCCGGATAATCATGGTGCCAACAGACTCACTATGGTCGGTAAAAATGACGATACATCAATCTTTGCTTTTGACGCTGGTAAGGCATTTATGCCCCACGAAGAGAAGTTTGGTGAGCAGTTCTTCGGCTCCAGGTTCGGTGATAGTATTAAGAATCTTCCTTCAGATGATCGTAAGGCCGTCATTGCTGAAGCGCAGAAAGCATTAACCAATTATGATGTTGCCGCTTCACAGAAACGTATTCGGGACCAAGTTGAGGCGGGGAAGTTGACGGATGACGAGGCTGGTCGTTTGTTAGAAATTTCTGACTTTGTTGCTCAGCGCCACGGTTCGTGGGAGACTAGCATGTCTAAAGACTTTGGAGACGACATGGTTAGTGGCGATGCGTTGCAGAAACTAGTAAGCCCTGTAAGCATGTTTGAACCGCCTGAGTCTTCTAAGAAGTATGGCAAGACTGCTAAGCCGGATAGTCCTCCGAATGACCCGGCTAGTTACGCTGATGGAGTCGGCCCTCTGGCAGCTAATATGAGTCTTTCCAGTGAAAACGTTTCTACAATTCAAGCTTCTACAGCGCAGGGTGTGCTTAAGTCGATAAGCAGTCCTTCTAATATCAAGCAGAAGGACGATAGCTCTAACTCACCGCTTCCCATTGTTAGTGAGTTTTCTTTAGATGGGCCTGCTCTGCAAGGTCAGAAAGCGTCGTTTACTCCGGGACACTTTGTTAACGAGGGTGGGACTGATGTTGGGGAAGCGAAGTTTGTTAAAAATGCCGAGTTTTCTTTCAACCTTTCCCCTGAAGCCCATGAACAGCTTGTGGCTCAAATTGACTCGGGGGTTGCGCCTTCGTACAAGATTAGTGGGTCTGAGCAGAATGTATTCCACTTCTCGGGCAGCAGGATGCCTACTCTAAAAGTTGATTCGACTCTGCAAGGTCAAACACTACAGAAAAATAATTTTTCTTCAGATGGTTACTCAAAGCTTAGCTCATCATACGGGCCTAAGTCAGCGGCCAAGATTCAGTCGCCTGCCGATCAGGATATCCGAATTGTTGATTTCGGTGATGTTAAAGCTATGATTTATCCTGAAGTGGCTACTAATGGTGGTGGTGAGCATGGGTTGAGTCGGAGAGTTAGATTGTTTGTTGGCGGTGAAGATAGAGAGAAATTGAAAGACGCCAGTCAGGTGCAAGCAACTATTGAAAAAGTTTTCAGTAACGTTTCTGTAGACGCCTCACCCCCAACAGAAACTCAAATACGAGATTCGTTGGCACGAGACTTCCTAACTAAAGGAACTAGTTTGCAGTTAGGGGTGGGTGACGTAGATTTCCATAACGGGTACGGGACGGATTTCAGTACCCCTGATACAATGGAGAAAAGTTTAAATGCTTTAGGGTCATACGGTGTTAAGCCAGAAGACATCACATATTCTTTGGCTGGAGGAAAACCCCACCCTGTTTTGAAGCCTGAGGTAGCAAAGCGTGTAGCTCTTGAATTGGGGGAGATGCGTGTTAAAGAGAAGGGTGTCAAAAACACTAAACACTCAGATGGTTCTCCTAAAGTACCACACTTTTATTCAGATCAAAAACTTACCCTCTTTGGCACGGAGGGGCGTCAGAAGTTTATTGACCGCCTGTATAATGATGGGTCTCATACAGGTTCGTTGGATAGGGCAGAGAAGTCACAATCCGGTGATGCGTGGCACGGGCGAAAAGGCCAGTCAGGGGACACTGATTCGGCGCACATGTCGGGTGAAGGAATGTACATTCGTTCAAGTGATGATGCTACGTCCGGTGCCTCGGGCGGTGTGATTCTTTTCAGTGACGATGTGATAAGCAAGTTAGATGCACAGTGGGCCTTCGGTGATGTCTGGGGCAACCCTCATAACACAGACCAGGTAGCTAAATGGAATGTGGGCGGCGGGCCGTGGGGGTCCTACATTGATGGGTTGCAGACCCAAGATACTAGCAATGAAATTTATCTTCCACATCAAGTGCCGTGGACTGATTCTGTGGTAAACCTTGGTCCGGTGACGGGGGATCGTTTAGGGAAGTTAGAAGTAATGGTTGCAGATCAGAATATTGATATTGGTGTTCTTAACAGTAAGCACATTGTTGTTCAGGCCGATCCATCTTCCTCCGATGTGCGTTTTGTGGTTTGGGATCAGCCTGAGGGCGGAGGTACCCCTAAAATGACATTTGGTCCTCCCATTAAGCGATCAGCACTTCCTTCTGCCAAGATTCAAGGTAAGCTAGACAAGTACAAGACTGCTGATCCAAATGCTCCAGTCCTATTTGGGTCTGGAGTTAAAAAACCCGCCCCGTTGCCCTTGCTGGACATTGACGAAGATGATATGATGTAGAACTATGAGCTTTTATAAGAAATTACCCACATGGGTCCAAGACCCATCAAATCAAGACACAGATTATATCCAGTTCTTGTCGTTTGCTAAGGCACGTTTATTCTTCGGAGGCAAGCAACTTGAGCCGTTTGGAGATAGGGTTTTGCCAGATGAGCTAAAATACAGACTGGTTGTTCCCGGTGACGAGATGTCTCGGATTATTAACGGCTTTAGAATCTATGAAATCCCATTCACCGATTACTATCAAATTACGACTGACACAAACGAGGAGTACGACGTAAAGTTTTTGTATGACTTTGATACGTCTACTCCAGAGATACAGGGTGATGATTTGATCTGTGTTCCAGTCACTGATGAGCGACGGCTACATAATTACGGGAGCGGTCCCTTCGACAAGATGGTTGTTTCGCCGTTGTCCACGACAGAGTTGAAAGACGTTCGTGCAGCTTACGGAATGAAAGAGGATTAAAATGATTTTTGCATTTGACCTACCTATTACCCCCGTTCGGGCGATGGCTCTCCGACAAGTACGTCCTGCGGACAAGCAGTCTGTGAGTTATAGCCCGTTAGCGGCTGAACGTGTTTGGGCGTGGGACCCAAAGAAAGAAGTATTGAAGGTATTTCTAAAGCCTGACTCGTTTGCTTCTCGTGATCATAAAAACTTTAAAGACGACTATGGGAACCGGCCTGCTGCGGAGCAGTGGGAAATTGTTGCCCGTGGCGACATGAAACCAAAATACATTCGCAAGTTTGTTGATGATCCTTCGCTTTTCAACGAGTTAGGGTGGGTTAAGTTGACAGACAAGTAGGAGTTGTGTTACACTTGTACGATTCACACGAAAGGAGAAAACTATGTGGATGTACACAAAGCACGGCGCTTACTCGGTGGTTGAGCATTATTCTGGCGAGGAAATGATGGTAAGAACACGTCATCGTCAGTATCTTGAGGATTTGATGGAGGCAGCAGAGGTTTCACACGAAATCGTTGTCACCCCAGACCGAGACTATGAATTCCGAATTGTGGTAAGCAAGGCGGAGTGGGATGTTATCGGAAAGTATTTGCTTACTTCGATCACATACCCAGACTTTAAGACACATCTGAACCGGTCAGGATTTTTTGATGATTCGGTAGAGGAGAGTTACGCAATCTATACAGGCGCATATAATAGTTATGTGAGGAATTCTAATTCTATTTATGCCTAACGACATGGAGTAGAAAATGGCAAAGGACCCCTTGGCTGGTCAAACAGTACCAACAAAAGAATTGGCAGAAGAACTGTCACGTATTCTAGGCTGTTCTGGGTCGCACCGTGTAGGTGATGACGCTTGGGGTCCTTGTCAATCTCCACGTGATCTGATGAAACTCATTGAGTTGGGTAACCCTGCTTTCCGTGACTGGAAAAAGAACCAGACAGGGAAGAAGGTCGTCGTGGACATTATGCGTATGAAGGCGGCTAAGACTAAGGGTGTTTTTAAGAATCGCAGGGAGGCCGAAGAAACTGCGGCTCGTTTAGGGTGTACTGGCGCTCACCAAGTCCGCCAGGGCGTTTGGGCACCTTGTGCTACACCCGAGGAGCACAATGCAGCACACGGCAATGCTGGCTCTGGTCGTTCTCGGGTGTTGCGGGCACAGCGGCCTGCACGACGTGTTGTTGTGAATCAGCGTGCGTGGGAGAAGCTTCGGGAGCGAGGCCCGTTAGGGATTGAGACTTTGCCGGGTGGCGGTTTGGTTTCAGGTAAGGCGGGCGTGAGTGATTCGTTTAAGCCTACTGGTGGGATGATTTCAGAAGCGAAGAAGGGACTTAAGTGGCGGCGTGAGACTGGCCGTGGCGGTACTATGGTCGGCGTGGCCCGTGCTAGAGACATTGCTAACGGCAAGAATTTACCGTATGGTACTGTTAAGCGTGTTAAGGCATACTTTGATCGTCACCAGAGTGATTCTAAAGCTGAGGGTTATCGGCCCGGAGAGAAGGGTTTCCCTTCTAATGGTCGAATTGCTTGGGCGCTTTGGGGCGGTGACGCTGGCTATACGTGGGCTAAAGACATTGTTGAGCGTGTTGAGGGCAGCAAGAAGTCGTTTGATAGTATTGATGAGAAGCGGTTTTATACTACCGCTCGTCGTGCCGAGTATGCCAAGCGGGGTATAGCCCTGCCGGATGGGTCGTATCCGATTCGGGATGTTGGCGATTTGCGAAATGCTATTCAGGCGTATGGTCTTGGTAAAGACAGGGCGGCGGCAAAGGAGCATATCATGAAGCGTGCCCGTTCTTTGGGGCGTACTGATTTGATTCCGGCTAATTGGAAGACTAGAGAGAAAGCGGCTAGGCGTTATGGTCCTAACGATCCTAAGACGCCTGCTAAGCGTTCGGAGCGAGTCCGTGGTTCACGTAGAAACAAGCCGGGGTCGGCTTCGGGTTCTCGGGGCGGTATTAAACTTTCGGCGGCGGTTGAAGCGTCTTTGAAGAATAAAGTCAAAGAGCATAACGAGAAGATGGAAAAGCGGAATAAAGATGGGCGTCGTGTTACTCTAGGTATGTTAAAGGCTGTATGGCGGCGGGGCGCTGGAGCTTTCTCGTCTAGCCACCGACCGGGCATGGGTCGCCAACAGTGGGCAATGGGACGTGTCAATGCGTTCTTGCGTTTAGTGTCTAGCGGTAAACCTTCCAATCCCAAGTACACGACAGACAACGATCTGCTCCCTAAGAAGCATCCACGCAGTACTCGCAAGTAGATCAGTTGATCTAACTGAGTGATATACACTACACTATATTTCAGTACTGCATAAACAGATTATTACAAAAGTTCCCGTGATTGTCTTTACGTTGGTGCTAGCATAATAAATGACTGGTTCCGCCCCCCATTATTTTTGATGTTGGGTCGCCTGTCATTAAACAGTATGTAAAACTCAAACCTTAAGGAGACTAACATGAGTTTTGATGAAAGTCGGCTCAACGAACTGAAGAGCGCCCTGGACTCAAAGATGTCAGAGCAGCAGCAGATCGCTGATTCGATCCAAATGGAGGGTGAAACCCTCATTGCGGACGACGAGAAGAAGGCCGCTTTTCAAGGAAACATGACCCAGATTCGTGAGATCAAGGGTCTTATTGATGACATGACTACCCTGCGTGACGTGTCAGCATGGTCATCGGAGGCTGAGTACAAGTCAGTCGCCGCTGAAGTTGCTGCCGGGTTTGAGGCAGAAGTTGCTCACAACCGTGGTTCGGTTGGCGAGCAGTTCCTCGGCTCAGATCAGTTCAAGTCACTTGAAGGTGGACGTAACGGTGTGAACATGTCTGCGCCTTTCGAGGCTAAGTCACTCCACACCAAGGACCTCTACTCAGGACTGCCAACAGGCACCCCTTCAGCCTTCGGTGCTGTTGAGCGTGATGGCATTGTTCCGATTGCACAGCGTCGTAGCCGTGTTCGTGACCTTTTCCCGGCACGCACGACCAACGCCGCCGTCATTGAGTACTTCCGTCAGACCGGCTTCACTAACGCCGCTTCAGTTGTTCCTGAGTACTCTTCAGGCAACTTCGGTGCGAAGCCACAGTCTTCAATGACTTTCGTGGGTGAGCAGGCTCCTGTTCGCACGATTGCTCACTGGGAAGCCGCTCACCGGAACGTTCTCGCTGACGAGCCGCAGTTGCGTTCGATCATCGACAACGAACTCCTGTACGGTCTTCGTCTGACCGAGGACAACCAGATTCTCTCAGGTGCTGGCACCGGGGAAGACCTTACTGGTATCCTTAACACTTCAGGCATCCAGACCTATTCATGGTCATCAGGCGCAACCGCTCCTGTTGCCGACACCAAGGCTGACGCTCTTCGTCGTGCGGCTACGCTTGCGTACCTCGCCTACTACGAGCCGACCGGCATCATCGTCCACCCTGGTGACTGGGAAGACATCGAACTCACCAAGAACTCACAGGGCACGTATCTTCTTGCCATGTCAGTTGCTGGTGGCGCAGAGTCACGTGTCTGGCGGATTCCCGTCATTGACACGCCTGCTATCGCTGAGGGCACTGCTCTCGTCGGTGCGTTCGGTACTGGTGCTCAGTTGTACGACCGTGAGGCAGCTTCAATCCGTATTTCGGAACAGCACTCAGACTTCTTCGTCCGCAACGCCATCGTGGTGCTTGCTGAAGAGCGTCTTGCTCTCGCCGTGAAGCGGCCAGAGTCGTTCGTCAAGGTTACATTTGACGCAGCCCCTAGCTGATTCAAATAGCTAATACGAATTCAGGTTAAGGGATTGCCCCGGCTCTTCGGAGTCGGGGTTTTCTCTTTCTGTGGTGATTGCCCCTGGCTCCGGCCGGGGGCTTTTGCTATACTAAGGTATTATGTCTCTAAACAGTGGTGAACCATCGTTACCTACGCCAACGTGGACCAAAGATGATGTAATTGTGTTGGAGGCTATAGACAGCTACTACGATGCGGGCCTGATACGGTTCTTGGGATTTGTTATAGGGAGCGAAGGCACTGTCGCTGATTCCACGTTGGATTTAATCTTAGTGGTCCAGTCCGTCATCAACCCCATGAATGAGTATTATTCTTTTGATGATGCTGAAAGACTTGTGGCATTGGCAAGTGAGTTTTGCTTGGTGGACTGTGAGTACGAGAATCAAGTGTTGACGATGGTAGAGTTGCAGGATAATGCGGTTCTGTTTCTTGCGATGCAGGGCGAGCACAACTATGCTTTAGATGCAGCAGTTTGTCTGTCGTCACAGGATTCTTCAATTATGTCTGATCCCACGGTGCTGCCTTCCCTAGCCCTGTTTGGTGAGTGGGAAGAGATTGCCGCCATTGTGTTGGACTCCCTATTGACTCAGGGAAAGTTACGTGATAGTATAGGCTCTCTTATGGAGGATACTTCACACGCTAATCTGTGTAATTCAGAAATTGAGTTTGTGGATATTGTCCGTAAGTTGTGCGCAGTCGGTCTACTAGACGTGACGATAGGTACAGACGGTAAAGCGGTAGTTGGGATTGAGCAAAAGGCCGCAGGTTTGTTTCTACTGTTCTCTGGTCGAACCGAAATGGCTCGGACACTCGCTGATATCTCAGTTTGACGTGACGCCAGCCAGATGATACGATTGTATCTCTAAATCATGCCAGTCTCACAGTGACTTGACACGCAGGCTCACTGGGTTCCAGCTACAATACTAAAACCACTTAAATCATGACTACAAAGAAAGAGAGAACCGTGGACCCTTTTTATATCCCCGACAATTTTGCTAACGAATATGCTGACCAGATGCCGCCTTGGGGGTTCAACGGTTTAGGTTATGTGACGTATAAACGAACGTATGCTCGTCCTATTTTTGAGGAAGGCACAGATATTATTGAGCGCACTGAGGAGTGGCACGAGACCATCCAGCGAGTAGTGAACGGTGCTCAGAGCATTGGTGCTCAGTTGAGTGAGGACGAGGCAAAGCGCCTGTACGATTACTTGTTTAACCTTAAAGGTTCAGTAGCGGGTCGTATGTTGTGGCAGTTGGGGACAGAGAATAATCAGCGTCTAGGCGGAGACAGCTTGGTTAATTGCTGGTTCGTGGACGTTCAGAAGCCCACGGATTTTTCTTGGTCGGTTGAGCGCTTGATGCTTGGTGGCGGCGTTGGGTTTTCTTGTGACCAGCCTGAGCGCCTAGGTGTGGTGCGTGACGGGTGGGTCAGCCATCAGGATGCAGACGATTCTGACTTCATTGTACCGGACACTCGTGAGGGTTGGGGTAACGTTATTCGTAAGGTGTTTGAGTGCTATCTTGGTAGTGACGATGAGCCACAGTACATGACGTATGCTACTCACCTTATCCGCCCTGCTGGCGTCCCCATCAAGACGTTTGGTGGTACCGCCTCTGGTCCGGGTATCCTCATCTCGGGTATTGAAAAGATTTGTGCGGTCCTTGATGGTGCGGTTGGCCGGTCGCTGACTTCAGTTGAGGTTCTGGACTGCATGAACATTATCGGCTCAATCGTGGTTGCTGGTAACGTTCGTCGGAGCGCTGAGATCGCTGTTGGCCGTTTGGACGACGAAGCATTCTTGATGGCGAAGCGTTGGGACTTGGGCGATATTCCAATTGAGCGTGCAATGTCTAACAACACGGTGTTTGTGTCACCTGAACAAATGCAGGACATGCCTGAGACGATTTGGGAAGGTTACAAGGGGAACGGCGAGCCTTACGGTTTCTTTAATCTTGAGGCTTCTCGGCAGTTCGGGCGCATGGGTGAAGAGCGCCCTGATCCGTCTATCGTCGGTGTTAACCCTTGTGCAGAGATTCCGTTGGCTAACAGAGAGTCGTGCAACCTGGCAGAAATCTTCTTGCCTATGATTGATTCTCCAGAAGAACTGCAAGACGTGGCCCACCTTCTTTACAAGGTGCAGAAGTCTATTTCGGCGCTCGGATATCTTGATCCCACGTCGGATAAGATCACTTCCAAGAACATGCGTCTTGGTCTGGGCGTGACGGGTGTTACGCAGTCAATGGATAAGATTGATTGGCTAGACGAAGCTTATGTTTCGTTGCGTGCTCTGGATGCGGAGTGGTCGGCAAAGCGTGGCTGGCCGGAGTCGGTTCGACTCACAACGATTAAGCCTTCAGGCACCCTTAGTCTGCTCCCTGGTGTGACTCCTGGTGTTCATCCCGGTTTCAGTCAGTACTTCGTAAAGCGGATGCGTATGGCGTCTGGTGATATTCTTGTCAACTACTGCCGGTCAAAGGGGTTCTACGTTGAGCCTCTGCGTAACTTTGATGGTTCCGAAGATCATCGCACAGTGGTCGTTGAGTTCCCTTGTGCGTTCCCGGATGGAACGATTGAGGCTAAGGACATGACGGCGATTGAGCAGATGGACCTTGTTCGGCACTTGCAGAAGGTGTGGGCAGACAATGCTATCTCGGTGACTGTGTATTACAAGAGTGAAGAACTGGATGGTATTCGTGAGTACTTGGCGCAGTACTGGCATGAGATGAAGTCTGTTTCGTTCCTCTTGCACAGCGAGCATGGTTTTGATCAGGCTCCGATGGGCGAGTTGACTAAGGACGAGTATGAGACTGTTCGTAACAACACGTCACCGCTTGGTGAAAAGCTTACGGGTTCTACTCTGATGCTAGACGACGACTTTGAGGCTGAATGCTCTTCAGGGGCCTGTCCCATTAGATGACCTAGTGGCGTAGTAAGCGCCATCAATACATTCGGGGTATTATAATTTCTAAAGTTGCAAGCCGTTGAAAGTTTGGGATATAGATTATACTTGTACCGGCAAGTAGGCTAACCCCGAAGGAGGAGATTGTGAATATCGGTTAAAGTGCCGGTGATCGAGAAGCAATCAAATTATCTAGGCGGGGTTCGGTCACTTGCACCGGACCCCGCTTGGCGTTTAAGATAGTAGTGTGCCTTCTCTTCAAGATTTTAAAGATCACAAAATATTTATTGATTTAATGTATCTTGCTGATATGGTTCAATTTAATGGACTTTCAACCACTATTCCTCTAACGCCTGAAGGGCATGTGTCTCTTCCTTTTGCGTTGGCTTCTATTTGCGGGTTCAGCCAGTATCCAGATGTTGATGACTTTTTTTACTTAGTGGATTCCGTGCCTGCTGTTTACCGGGCACAGTTTATTCGATGTTGGGAAGCAATTGAGTTAGAAGTTAATGAGGATATTGTAGAGTGGTCTGAGAGAGTAGGGACTGCCGAGACTGTGAGACGACTCCGGTCGTTATCAAAAGAAATCCAGTTATCTTGAGGTCGGCTTGACAACTCTTTGTAGTTGTATTATCATACTTCTATGAATCACCATGAGCGCTGGAAAAAACATTACACTGCTTTGGTTCAGTACTATAACCGGTACGGGGATGCAATGCCCCCTAGTGGGCATATAGAGTTCTTACCTGACGGAGAAGAAATCAACTTAGGTAACTGGGTTAGCTATATGCGTACCCGTTACAAGCAGAAGGCTCTCCCGGAAGACAGAATTGCCCTGCTTGAAGGGCTTCCTAGTTGGGAATGGGGACCTGTGCGCCCTGGACCAAAGTCAAAGAACGAGGTGACGATCCGCAACACGGATATCTTGACAAGACACAAGTCTGGAATGTCACTATCGTCTATTGCTAAGCAGTATGGTTTATCTAGACAAAGAGTGCATCAAATAGTTAAGGAGAGTTATGTCTAAGGCAGATAAAGATCAAGATTGGGAGAAGGTGTTGACTAAGTTAACTGAAGAAAATTCTACGACTCGTTCGTCCCCCTCAAACGCTTACATTGGCATTGTGACGTTCATTATGGTAAACGCTTTATCAGCGCTTGCGATTATGCGTATTAACAGTACGGTCAATCGTGCTTGGGAGGACATTGAGGTGTTTCGCCCCGGTATCGGGTATGTGGATGCGTTTGTGCTCACAGGACTTGTATGGTTCTTATTCTTGTTGAAGGTGGGTATTTCTCAGGCAGTTAGTCGGTCGTATGACAACCGTTGACGCTTCAGCTACCACGTGGGATGAGTCTGCTGCCTATATTTCTAAAGTTATCTTTTCAACAGGTGACCCCCATGTTGGGGCGTTGGCCCCTTCGGTAGCTGACCTTAGAGAGCGTATCCGGGTTCACTTGGATTCCATGATTGATAAGTACTTCAACAATAGCAACGCCATCCCTACACAAGTTGACTGGACAACTATGGCTCGTTTGGCTATTGCGGCCAGTGGGCGTCTTGACGAGGCTGAGACAGTCGAAACGTTGTGCAGCAAACAGAGAGATTACGGGCCAAACAATATTGCACGTTTTGGACAGTCTGGTCTTTTACTTAGGCTTCATGATAAGGTCGCACGCTTAGAGAACTTGCTTTTGCAGGGGCGTCAGGCCCAAAACGAAAGCCTGCACGACACATATCTTGATATTGTGGGATACTCTGTTATTGGGGTTATGCTGCTGGACGGGAGTTTCTTTTTTCCTCTTGCTTCTTACTCTTAAAGAGTAATCTGTATAACCCACCAAGGTGCGGTATCATATATAAGTAGCGGTCGTTACCGAGGAGGAACTTATGCCCGATCCAATTGATGTTGATGACGAAGAACTTGATCCAGAAGATGCCGGTTCTCGCCGTCCAGGCTTACTGACACGTCTTCGTCGTGGTCTTGCTAGAGGGCTTCGTCGTGGCGCTAATCGTTTACGTCGTGGCCGAAACAGGTCTTAATTCTAGTTGAGGTGACGGCATGGCCCTAATCACAGTTTCTGATATAACAACCTATATGGATATTTCATTTACGAATGTCCAAGAAGACGCCGCTCAGTTTGTTATTGACGGTCTACAGGCTGAGCTTGAGGCATACCTTCGGCGTCCTGTTGAGCAGGTCTCGTTTACGGAGACGTATCGGGTTCCTGACGTGGGACGAGGTGTCGTGAATAATCAGTATTACTACAATTACACGACCGATCCTTCCACGGCTTTAACTTCTCCGGGAGTGATCTATACGCCTATGTACACACTGTACTTAGAGAATAGTCCTGTTGTGTCTGTGTCGTCGGTGGGAATTACTCCTGCTTCGGCGGGGGCGACTGCTACGGCTCAGGTTGCTGAGCGAGACTATGTAACGAGGGATTATGGCATTGATTTGTTTAATGCCTATGCGAATGATCGTGTTGAAGTTACGTATACTGCGGGCTTGGATGGGGCTAACATCAAAGCTTTTAAGATACTTTTACTTCGTGCAGCGACTCGGGAGATGCAAAATATGCATGACGATGTTGTGGGCCTTAAAGATTTAACAACACGAAACGTGGCTCCTGTTGAGACTGGTTTTTCGGATCGTGAGTTAATGAGTATCAAAAGGTATCGTAGAGTAAGGGTTTCCTGAGATGCGTGTACAAGTCCGAATTGTAGACGTTGACACTTCTAGGGCAGATAGACGCTTTGGCAAGATTCTGCGTAGATCAAGAAATTTTAAACCCGTATTCCGCTGGATGTTTCAAGAGTTGCAAGAAGCTCATCGTGATAATTTTAAAACGAAGGGTGCCACGTCTGGCTTTCCGTGGAAGCCGTTAGAGCCACAGTATGCTTCTTGGAAGATTGCAAACTATGGGGCAGAGGGCATATTGGTCCGTACTGGTGCCTTAGAGAATAGCCTGACTATGAATAGTGGGCGGGGGGCCGTGCGGGATATGGGTGCTAGAACAGCAGAGTTCGGTACCAAGATACCTTATGCACAGTTCCACCAGAGTGGCACTAGTAACATGGCTCAGCGAAAGCCACTATTTTTGCCTAAACTATTGGCAGACCGTGCAGCACACGCTGTTGGCGAGTATCTGGTCCACGGCTCAGTGGGTATGAAGACTCCGGGAGGATTGATGTAAAATGATGTCAGGACCTAGATTTGCTAAAAACTATGTTTCAAATTATTTAGGTAACGACTTACCGTCTCGGTTGATTACGTATCGAAACAACTGGACATTAAGTTCAAAGCAGTTACCCGACCCCCGCCGCTATCTTAGCTATGAGCCTTTTTCTTTGGATGCTTGGCCCACGATTATCTCGCTGGTGATTAATACTCGTTCAATTACAAGAGAAGGTTACGAGTTTGACCATGACCCAAACTTTCGTGTTGTGTATGAGATGCGTACATATATTTGGGTGCGTGATCAGGGAGCCGAAACTGTCACAGAACAGCGTGACAATCTAACTACGGTTGTTCGGGAAGCTTTGATGGATGGACCGTCCTTGTCGGAGTATGATGCTGCTGTTCCATGTTCTCCGAAGATTGACGAAGGCACGATTAGAGAAGAGTTTTCTGATTTAACTTTAATTAAGGGAGAGCGGTTGCTGGCCGGTGCATATATTGCGTATGACCTTGCTTTGGAAGAAGTTATTGATCACACCTCTCTTGGAGTGTTCACTAGCTCCGATGTCGCAGTGACCCCTTTGCCGATTACTGCGGTTGCTCCCACGAATCTGTTAGGCATTTCTGGCGATACTCAGATCACACTATCATGGAAAGAATCTACGTGGAACGGTGGTGTGCATGAAATTTCTGGGTATTCTGTGCAGCAGTCCATTGATTCAGGGTTGACGTGGACTACTGTAACTACAGATACCGGCAGCACAGATGGTCATTATGTGGTTACGGGTCTACAGAATGGTATACCTTATTTGTTTAGGGTTGCTGCAAACAATACATCTGGGGTTGGTGCATATTCGGCTCCAAGCACGGCTGTAAGCCCTGCGTCTTAATTTGTTTATCAGGTATATAGTTCCTTCGACTTCTAGACACTTGGTGGTAATATAATAGTTGACAGAGCAGACGCTTTGCGTTTCGCCCTCAGGGCAAGCAATACTGGTATTGTATATTCAAGGAAAATGGAGGCTTAAAATGCCGGGAGTTAACGTTACTACTGCGGTACGGTCTGGTCCTGTAGGTGCTGGAGATATCGTTGCAGGTCAGGTATTCATGGTGGGCGAGGCTGAACGTGGCCCCACTGATGAGCCTACCCTTCTTCGCTCATTTAGCGATTACACGACCTACTACGGAAATTACAAATCAAGCAATCTTTATGCTCACGTCAAGACTTACTTTGACGAGGGCGGCACCCGTTGTCATGTGCAGCGTGTTGTTGGTGCTGGTGCGGGAGCAGGGTCTGTTGCACTGACCTCAAACTCTGGCGCTTCTGCCGGAATGACATTGACTGCTAGCACTGTTGGTGCGTGGGCAGCAAACCTTTCGGTGGCCGTTCTCGCCGCTGATTCGGCAGGCTACCGCCTTCAGTTCGTTCTAGATGGTTCGACGCTGTTGACGACACGTGACTTGGTGAACGTTTCTGACGGCATCAACTTTGTTAATGCTTCGGCAGTCAATCACCTAGTGGTTGCATCAACTACTTTGACCGACGCAGAGGCCGACAGTAGCAGTAACAACCCAGACATTGCTTCTGCTGCTGCTCTCAGCGGTAGCGCTTCGGATGGCTCAGCAGTTTCAAACTCCGAGGTCATTGCGGCTCTAGCTACCGACGATACTGGCAAGTTGTCACCTAACCTAAATACTGGTGCGGTGTGTGCTCCGGGTCGTACCGGCTCTGCTGTTTGGGATGCTCTTGCGGCTCACGCTGGTGCATTTAACCGAATTGCGCTTTGTGGGTTTGGTGCAGCGGACGCTGCTAGTACCGCTAAGACGGATGCTGCGGGCTATTACGCCGACGCTAATGCTAGTAGCATGGCGTTTTACTGGCCGCATGTGAAGGTTGCGGCACCTGCGATTACTGAGCTTGCTACGGGCGAGTCCACAATTCAGGGCGCAACTATCACTGTCTCTCCTGAGGCTTACGCTGCGGCTGCTCGCAGTCGTGCAGTTCAGCAGGCGGGCGGTCCTTGGCGAGTGGGTGCTGGAGCAATTTCAGCCGGTCGCAATCTTAAGGGTCTTGCTTCTGATGTCACTCCGGCAACGGGTGATGCCTTGGATGCTGCACGGGTGAACGCAATCCGCAAGGTTGGCGATTCAATCCGGGTTTACGGCGCACGTTCGGTTTCTAGCGATGAGTCAAACTGGCGCTATATTTCAATGCGTGACACGATGAACTATATCGTTTTTGGTGTTGAAGATCGCATGGAACGCCATGTGTTCAGCGTGGTTGATGGCCGAGGTAACACTTTCGGTGTGATTCGTGCTTCGATCAAAGCATTCCTTGACCCGATTCGGGTAGCTGGCGGGCTGTATGAGGCGTTTGATGACACAGGCGCTCCGGTTGATCCGGGTTACAGCGTGCGTGTTGATAGCACTATCAACCCTGCCACACAGTTGGCTACAGGTTTAGTCAAGGCGCAGGTTGGCGTCCGGGTTTCCGGTGTGGCTGATCTTATCGACATTACAATCACTAAGAGCAACTTGAGTGCTCCGCTAATCTAAGGAGAGATTTAGACATGGCAAAAGCAACACAACGACAGATTGTAGCATCAATTAGTCCAACACCCGTTACGGGTCATGTCAATGGCCCTGAGTTTGGCGTCACGTCATACTTTGCTACGGTTAGCGGTGGAGAAATTAGTGCGTCTGTTGAAAAAGTTTATGATGGCGGTGCGTCGTTTCCTGAGGTGCTGTGTGCTCCTTCGGAGATTGGTGACATCACTGTCAGCCGGTTCTATGACCCGGATACAGACGGTGCAAACGATCATGCCAAGTTGTCTAGATTACGGCAACTAGTAGGATCATGCTACTATGACATTGCAATCTTCACGCTTAACTGTGATCTCAAGGACCCCGGTTCAGAGCGTGTCTACCCACGGGCACTACTTGTCGGTCTCACAGAGCCTGACGGTGATGCTTCATCGGGCGCTCCGGCTTCCTATTCACTGACTTTCGCTGTGAGCGAGATTCAGAAGGAAGTTCCTTCAGACGCCTGATTGAACATATTTCAATTTTAGAACGGGCGCTACTTCGGTAGCGCCTTTTCTTTTTTACCATTGTACTTGACAGCATTGGCAGAAAACAACTAATATACACGTTATGAGTGACAATAACGAAATCATTGAAGTTGCAGGTTCGGATACATCTACGCCGACTCCTGCTAAGAGCAAGTCCAAGCGAGTTACAGTCCTGGATCAGTTGAAGGAAGAAATTAGCCGTGAGGTTACCCGTCCTGAGATTGAGATGCCTGTGCCGGAGCGTAAGGGCGTAACAGTTAGGTTTTCCCCTAATATCACTAATGACCAGTTGAAGGCGTGGCGTCGAAACTCAACGAACCGTAAGACTGACGAGTTGGACTCGATCAAGTTTTCGTGTTACGTTGTGGGTCAGACGGTTTCAGGCATTTACTTTAACGAAGAGTTAGTTTTAGATGACGAGGGTAACGCTATTACTTTTGCATCGCAGGCGATTATGGACATGACTGATACAGCCCGTCCGCTTCCTGATGCGATTCGTGCGTTCTATGCTATTGACCCGCACCTTGAGAATACTGCTCTAAAGATTCTTGACTATGCCGGTTATGGTGATGATCTTGAGACTGAAGACCCTACGAAGGGCTAATTGACGAATTAGCCGATGATGTCAGGATTAGGTCAGCGGCACGATTAGCCGAAGCATTTCACACTGATCCGCTTGAGATTCTAAAAGCTGATTATGATGAGTGGCTTATTCGTATGGCTTGTGCGAAAGCGCTTGCGACTGATCACAAGGAACGTGAACGTATTCGTCGTGGTACCACTGGGGGCTACGGCTAAAACTGAATAATAGTGTAGGTGTTTACTTGATGCCGGGAATTTCTGTAGAATATGTCTATAGGGATTCCCGGTTTCTTGTTGTTAGGAGTACCACGTGGCTGTTGAAGAAAAGGTAGTACTTAAGGTTGAGGTGGATGCCGATATCAGTAATGATATCGCTGCTATTCGTACTCGCCTTAAAGCCATTGAGAACCACATGGGTGCCTTTAATAAGAAGGCCAAAGACATGGATCGGGGTATGGATCGTGTTAATAAGCGCTTTGACAAGATGCGTAGTGTTGTTACCAAGTTGACTGGGGTTTTCGTAAAGTTTGCTTCTACTTTGGCTAAGTTTTCCTTTATTGCTTTAGCCGGTCAAATCGGACTTTTTACGGCGGGCCTTCTGGCAGCTAAAGCGGCGCTTATTACCGGCAGGGCAGCGGTGTCAGCGTACCAAGCGTCGTTGAGAGGTTTATCGGTGGCGGCTGCTGGTGTTGCTACTGCTATTGCTGTTGCGGCGGCTGCGATGCGCCAGTTTAATGAGGTGCAGTTAGGTGCGCAGTTTGGTGGCGGGCCTAAGGGTTTAAACAACGCCATTAGAGCGTCAAGAGGGATTGGTAGCCAAACCAGGGGTCTGCTAGGTGGAGAGGCTACGTCTGCTATGGTGGGGTCGCTTGGTCGTGCTGGCGTTAAGCCCAGCCAGACTGGCAACATCATGCGACAGTTGTTAAACATTGCGGGCGGAGACGCTAAGGCTGCTCAAAATTTAGCTGCTGCAATAGGCTCTGGTGACGTGCAGAGAGCAACAACAGCTTTGCAGAGCGGGGTTGGTTTTAATCAGGGGTCGCTGAAGAATGCAGGTTCGATACAAGGTATCTTGGGTACTGTTGGATCAGGAGGCGCTACAGGCGCTAACTTCCAGAATCTTGGTTCGGAGATGGCCTCTACTTTTATTGGCACCATTAAGACGGAGTTTGCGGGCCTAACTGGCATTTTTGCAGATATAGGTGCTCCCATGCTGGAGCCGTTCCGTAAGTCGTTTGCGAATATCTCCAGGATGCTTAAAGAAGACATCCTGTCTATGACTGCTGTTATTAATAAGTTTGGTGCCGAGTCTTTTGCTCCCACGCTTGAGACGTTTATCGGCGCTACGAGTGAGTTTATTCGTAAAAACATTGTCAATAACCTTACGGACATTAAAGAGATGGGCCAGTCGTTTGTTAATTTCGGTGCGGCTGTTAAAGAGTTCTTCTTGGATATCGGTGACTATCTGGGTAAGTTAGAGCCTGCGGCTGACGTTGTTATTGAGATGTTTAAGGCGCTTGGCAATGCTGCTGGTGGGCGTGGGTTGTTTCAAGAGTTTAATAAGTTGGTTACAGATAATGCTTCGGCGTTTACAGCGTTTGGTGAGTCTATTGGTAACGTGATTGGTGCGTTGTTTGACCAGTTGTCTGGCGGGCAGATGGGCTTCTTTAATAAGTTGCCACTGTTGTCGGATGTGTTTAATACGTTGGCAAACGATGTTATTCCTAGTTTGTTTGGGGTGTTTAATAAGTTTGCTCCTCTGATGGAACGTCTGCCGGGTGCCTTGGAGTCGTTGGCTAACATTTTGGAGATGTTGGCCCCTATTATTGAGACCTTGGTCGGCGCTATTGATACGTTGTTTGGTATGTTGCAGGGTCTTAGTGGTGGGCCGCTTGGGGCTGTAGGCGACCTTGGATCAGTTGCATTGCTGGGCGGCTTGATGATGATGACCAAGGGTAGAGGCGGTGGTATGCTGAAGGCGGGCGTGCTTGGGCGAGGCGGTGCCGCTGCGGCGGGGGCGAGCAAGGCGGGCATGTTCGGACGGGCCGGTGCTGCTGTGAGTGGGAGTAGAGGGGTGACCGCTGCACGCAGCACTATGGACACTGCACGACTAAGAATGATGTATTCTCCTAATGGTGCTGTTAGAGCGGTGAGCCGTGGACCGGCAGGTGTGGGCGGGAAGCTCGGTGCGCTTGCTCTCGGGTTAGAGGGATTCAGCATCGGTCGTGATTTTATGGATGGTGGCTTCTCTGGTGTTGGTAGGGGTTATGCGGATCGAGCGGAAGCTAGTCCTATTTTCGCTGGTCTTGGTACAGGTACGGCGGCGTCGTTCTTAGGGGGACCAGTTGCGGGCTTTGCGGTTGGTGGCGCTACTACGGCGCTCGGTGCGTATAAACGGGGAATGTCGGGCGACAACAGTAATATGAATAAACTCACTGGGGCTGCTGGCGGTGCGATGGCCGGTGCAGCTATTGGTTCTATTATACCTGGAGTTGGCACACTTGCTGGTGGTATTGTTGGTGGAGTTATCGGCGGCGGCTTGGCATGGTGGGCAGGAAGTGAAGGTCAAAAGAAACTAAAAGATGCTTCTGAAAAGGCAGCAAAAAAGGTCAAGTTAAACATTAAAGATTTTGAGGTTGGCTCGGGTGCTGCGGCCACGAGTCTTTTAGCTGGACAGGCTGACTTGCTTGATAAGGCCATTACTGCGGCTGTTGACGAAGAGACCGGTATTACGAAGATGGAGGGGGATACTCGGGAGTTTAGAGATTACCTGAGGTCTATTGGCGTTGACCCCGAATCTGTCCACCGTGATGACCTGTTTGAAGAGTTGTTCAATGACAATGCTTTGGCTGATATGGACTCCCAAATACAAAAAGCCAATACGCTGATGACTGATCAGATGCAGTCTATTGCTGATGAAACTGGTTTAGCAATGGATGAGGTTGAGCGAATCCTTAACGATTTCAACATTGATCCGTTTGTGGATTATATGGAAGATAATGTCGCCGCAATAGTCAACCTGGCTAATATGACTGTGGGAGACCTTTCACAGATTTTCTTGCCTGACTTTGACGCTAGCCCTGCAAAGAGAGATGAACGGCTTGAGACGCAGACCGCTCAGTTAGGTACCATTCTTGACGTGATAGAGGCAGGCGGGACACCTAACACTAGTCTCGTAGAGGATTATATAGCAACAAATGTTGATGTGAACAGGAACGCAGGGATGGACGGCGCTACTGCATCATTGGCTGCGATTCAATCGTTTGGTCTAAGCTTAAGTCACTATGCTCCTGAGCAGGCAGAAGCAGTTATGCGAGCTATGGGTCTTAACAGAGATGGCGTTGTTATGGAAGACCTGCTGACGAGAATGTTTACCGACCTTGGGTTTGATGAATTGGACATTGATTTAGAGGCTATGAAGGAAATGGCCTTTAAGGATAATCAAGTTTTCCTAAAGGACGATGTAGGAGCGGGTCAGTTTATGAACAACGTTGTGGAAACACAGAAGTTGTTTAAAGCGTTTGGTAGCGGTGATGCTCAGGCAATTCAGGAAGTAGGCCAACAAAAAGAGTTTAAGGGCGTGACGCTCGCTGAGGATACTGCGGCGAAGCTCCTTGATCTTGTGAGAAGCAGCGACACATTTGGTAATTTGGAGGGCAGTGACGTAGGTCGTGCAAACGAAGGTCTTTCACAGATGATGGAGGACGGGACTACTGTTGAAGAGGTTGGTATCATTGCTGAGCAGTACGGAATTGACAGTGCGTCGTTACAAGGAATTTTAACAGAATTGCCCACTGACATTGGGGCAATAATGGATGGTGTTGCTGACAGAATTGTTACCGGTTTCATAAACGCTCCTCGTCCGACTGTCAATATTAGTGGCGATTTGAATAGAACTGAGCGTGGCGCAGCAACTTATATTATTAGCACTGAGGTCACAGCGGTAGGTGGGCCGAGTCCTTTCGCTCCAGGCCAAGGTCCCGGTAGTACTAGCATGAATGGGTAGTCAGTCGTGATGCCGTGTTTGAAGAAAGGAATGTATAATGGCTAGAGCAAGAGTATATAAAAGACTCAGGAGGCCCATTGGCGCTCGGGCCATCGGGAGGGTAGCTGGCGGACGTGTTGGCAACAGGACTGATGCTGAAGTTGTTGTGCGCAACGCTAAACCGCTTCGTGCCAAATTTGTGTTCCCTGACGGATTTAATGCTCAAGATAAGTTCGGTAACTATACTACGTTGCGTGACGCACCGGGTGAGTCGGTGTATTCCTTTCACTTTCCATATGGTCCGCAAGATTTAAAGTACGATCAGTTCTCTCCACGTTTCAAAGAAATTAATAGGCCGTATAAGAAGCCGTTGTTAGTCGCTGAGTCATCGTCGTTACGCAATCTCTCGTTCAATGCGGTTCTAGCCAATAGGGAATCTAGGGGTAAACTTTCTATTCTTGATCTTCTGGAGCGGTTAGAGGCAATTGCAGATTCTGGTGCTGCGTTTCAATTTACATATGGTTTAACGGCCCTTCCATTTGCTGTGGTGCTGACTAAGTTCAGTTACACAGTGTCGCACAGAAACTTAGAGGGTTCTCCAACTCGTGCAGAAGTGTCGATTCAATTGACTGAGGCAGTGTCTGCGCAGCAGGAACTTATTATTCTAAAAGCGGTACATCGGAACCCTAGTCCTACGGTTGCGGCTACGATACCGTCCAGAGCGCCTGCTGCCTCAAAGCCTAAGCCCCCTCCACCTACACCTGTTGACGATCCGCCACGGCGACCAGTCTGGATTGATCCGGCAACTGGTGCTGGGTACATCCCTAATTCTGAGGACGCCGAGAATTTACTAGGATAGGAATATTGTTGTGGCGCTAAAACTTGATAAATTAACTGTTGAATCATTGCAGGTCGGTGAATTAGGTGATCGGCTTGTTCAAGTACACGAATCAATACAGAACTTAAATATTGACCTGTCTGCTGATATGGTCAGCCAATTAACCTTTACAGTCATTGACCCTTACTTAAAGCTGCATAATAACAATTATTTTATGATTGGCCGAACGGTTACTTACGGTGATTACAAGTTTGAGATTGCTGCTATTGATGTAAAGTTTGGCGGCGTGGCTGAGGTAAATGTGACTGCAAGGTCTCAAGCCACTCAGAAGCTGCGACGGGAAAAGGGAAACAAGAACTTTGGTAGTATTTCTCCGTCTACTTTTGCGGCGCAGGCTGCTGCCCGAGTTGGTCTTTCGTTTTTTGGCGAGGATTCACCGGTTGATGGACAAATCAAACGAGTACAGAAGGACAAGCAGGACGAGTCAACTTTTGATATGTTGAAGAAGTTAGCAAACAAGAATGAGTTCCGGTTTTTTGAGGCGAACAACACAATGTTTTTTGCGTCTGAGGAGTTTATTGTAAAGAATCAGGGCAAGTTTGAAATTCACATGGATTTTGCGGGGTTGGGCACACCCTCTAGCGCAGCATTTTTTCCAGCGTCGGGAAATATCCGAAGAACGTCTGATGGTGAAAAAGCGGCAACAGCCAGTTTTTCCTTATTGCCATCTGCTTCAGCATTCTCAATTTATCCTGGCACGTCGTTCAACGTTACTGGGATTGAAAACTTTACACAGGCATTCATGGTTGATAGGGTCAACATGCGAGCGGAAGAGAGTAGTATGGTCCGCATTTCTGCAACTGCTGTTGAAGAAACACCCGACTCAGGCTGCAACACACAGACCTTTAGGATTGGTATTCGGGGTAGCGATTGTGTGAAACGAATCCAGCAGGCGGTAGGAACAATTGTAGACGGTTGGTGGGGTCCCCTCACAAACGCTGCTGTACTAAAGTATCAGAAGGCAAATGGTTTACCTGCGAATGCTATTTGGGATGCTGACGATTGGGCCAAACTTGAAGGTAAATATATAAGGACCAATCCATCGTTCCAGCCCACGTTACCTGCGTCTGGTCCAGGTTCATCCAAAGTTACTATTCTTGACGTGTTTCCCGCTGACGGGAAGGTCAGCACCAGTGCCGGTTGGCGCTATGTAACTCAAAACAAACAACTACCTTTACCATATCCTTGGAATAATGGTGTTTGGAACCCACCGGGTGATTCCGGGTATAAGAAAGTGATAGAATACATGAACAAGTGGGCTAAGTCGTTACAGTGACTAGTTCACCGGACGGTACTGTAGAGTAGGCTAAAGGTATGAGCAGGCGAACTTCTAGATCAACTTCATATACTAGCGGAGTCAACCCCGTTGGCCCGTTCAGGGCAAAGGTAGTTTCCGTTTCTGGTGGACTGGCGTCCATTCGGATACCACGCTTAGG